AACAACCTTTAACCTCTGCTGTCTGAAGCCTGTGAATGGTTCGTATAGTATGTCGGAGAACACAGTGCTGTTGTCAAAAATCAGGATGTGTTCCTTCTGCACAGTGTTTAGTGAGATATTGTATAGTCCAACGTCTGTGGATTTTAAATTAAGGTCAAAAGTCTTGCCCACACGTTTTGTGCTTATCTCCCTTATGTCTATTTTCCTACCACCAGCATCAAGTAGTGAATAGTCTCCTGCTAGGTTACGCAGTTGTCCCACAGTGCTGTTGTCAGTGTCCAACTCGAATCCATCAGTGGCCGGTGATACTGTGATCGCTGATCCGGGTGCCCATTCCTGTGTTGTCCAGAACAGGAATTCTCTGACCGCGTTATCCCAGTTTAGAGTTTCCTTTATCTCGTTTGAATACTTGTTGAATCGGAAACCCTGTTTCTCTAGATACTGTCCATACCCTTGTAAGAAATCTGCCACATCCTGTATAGTCTCGAACACGTAACCATAAGGTATGGTCTGCACAGTGTTGTCATAAGAAATGTACCTGTTTACAGATGCACCTGGCACGGATATCTTGGCAGAGGTGACTGATTTGAAAGGGTAGTAAAATTTGAAATAAGGATCGGTAGTGCTGTAACCAAGCACCTTGTATCCACCAACGTAGGTACTCGTAGACCCGTCAGTGTCTGTGGTTGTGTCTGTGTTCTTTTCAATAAGCACACCAGAATAATTGAAACTCTGTACGGGGTTAGAAGTCCTGAACAATATCTTGTAGTTCTCATCTGGTATAAATTTTGATCCTGCCGTTGATCCTGGCGAAACAGAATCTGTGAGAACTTTTATATTGTCTTTGTCTGTGAATCCTCCCAACTTGTATGCTAACTGCACACCAAGATCTTTCATCTTGTCATAGTAGAACGTCACAGGATCTAGATTACGTGACACTAGGTAGTTCACAGTTAACACCTGGTATCCTGCGGTCTGGTATCTCGTCGTTAATCCTGTGTTGTTGTCGGTCAGTGTTTCAAGATGGTATTTGGAAGTTTTAAGGGTTTGCCTTACTCCTGTATCAGAATAGATCTGATTACCAGATATGTTTGTGGACAACCTCGAAACATCAAAATAATTAGAAAAGAATTTTGCAGGTTTTGTCAGTGCAAGAGTTTTTAAGACCGTGAAAGGATATGCACTGGATCTTCTCCAAGAAGTTTCTGCTGGTGCTTGATCACCAAATTTCCATGGCTGTCGTCTGCCTGGTACGTTGTAATCGTCTATCAATCCTGCCTGTAGTGGATCAAGTAGATTTCCAGAAGCATCGACTGGTAAATGATTTGTTATACCTGGTTTTCCATATCTGCCAGGTTCGGTTGCTATCTTGTTCCAAAGGACGTCATTGCCCGCTGTGTATGGTGCTGGACCATACGTGTCTTCCCAGGTGCTTGGCTTCTCTGAATAGCCTAACATCTCCCAAGGTCTAGTGTGCGGAGAATCTGTATCATAGAAAAACTTGTATATGCCCCTCCAGTGTCCTGGTAACTTATTGCCTGTAAGGTGGCTTGTAGAGTTGGCGTAGTTATAGGTGAACGGAGATCCTTCAACAAAAGCAGTATTGTTAATGTACTGCACATTGTTCCTCCCTGCCCAAACATAGAAGTCATGTCCCATTATATCGTCTACTTCGTTAAGTGTGTACTCGGTTTCAGTGAAGGCACTTGGAGTAACATCAGATATGTCCAACAAAGTTCTGTCGTAAGTGACCTTAATGTTGTTGTATATCCTTTTTTCTAGTTCAAGAATCAGGTCATCCCTTTCATCTCCATATGCTTTTACAATAGAACCGTCGTGTCTCCTGATCACAGTCTGACTTGTTACGTATGTGTCGTCAGTGAATGACTCTGGTTTGAACTTTGGATATATGCCAAGTTTTGTTGGAGTGACAGGCATATAACTTCCAGTTGTGTCGGCGTAATCCTTTATCACTATCTTGTCACCCACTGCCAGTGCTTTTGATATGTTGATGCTGTCGTCTGTTGTGCTGAATGTGTAATCGGTATCCAATGTCAATTGGACATCGTTGTGATAGACGTACACTGCCCGATTGCCGAGAGCGGTCATACTGTGCTGAGAATCTATTGCGTAATCTTTCTGTGATGTGCCTTGCACAGTGTAAGTCCTCGTGGACACGTTCTGTCCCCAACCCACCATGTCTTCATAATAGAATGGGAAACTACTATTCTTGCCTTGATTGATCGATTCAATAATTTCGTCAACCCTATCTCTGGCTATGCCCTCGTATGGGGTGCCAGTTGCCTTTGTTAGGAAAGCATTGTACCATTTTTCGTATTCAAGATTCACGTAATCTATCGCCGATACTATGTTGGCCTGTTGATCTATGAGGTTGAATATGGCAGGCACCAATGAACCCTGGTGCTGTATGATAGTACCACCTTTTAATCTTGTGTCTGGCTTGTCTCTCAGATTGGTATTTCCTGGGATCGCTCCTGTGAGATCTTGGTTCTTGTCAAAGATATCTACCAGGTGTTTAAGTACCTGGCCGTATGTGAAAGATCCTGTGGTCTGGTTCAAACTGTTTGTGGACAAGTTTTCAGGTACCTCATATATTCCTTTGTCTGCTATCTTGTCAGCGGCACTGTAACCCGCTATCCTGATCTGGTCGTTTACTTTCAATTCCTTGACAAAACGCACATACTTGTTGGTTGAACCGTTAACCAAAGTGTAGTCAGTAGTCAGTGTCTTTCTCACACCATTGACTTTGACCGAAATTTCTAAATCTGTCAATGATGCGGAGTTGGCATAGAAGTCAATAGGGAAAAGACGCTTTTCGGTCTCGTCCACTATGTGTGTCCTGATCACACGCTGTTTTATTTCGTTGGTCCTCTTGATCCAAGCGGATTTGCTGTTGTGTGTGGTCCTGCCCGTGGTGTAGTGCAGGTGTCCTTCCGCAAGATTCTTGGTCACCGTCTTGCCAGCGTCCTGGTAAGTGAATGTTCCTGAGGTGTGGTCAGACTCGAAAACCATGTCTCCCACATTGTTGATCGTGTTGTACTTGACCTTTATGCCCAGCACAGTGTCTGTGACTGCCGTGTCCGAAGTGGCATAGGCGAAAACTTTCGCTCCTGCAAAAGTTGAATTGGGGTACGCTGTCGCGTCGTCATAACTTGTATGATTATTGTCATACATGTTGAACAACGGCTGTTGGTTTAACTTTGTTTTCGGTTGTGTGGACTTCCAATTGGTTGTTGTCTCGTCATAATAAAATGATTTACCTTTGTTGGAATTCCCGCCCTTGACGTAAACAGTGTCCTTGTCTAGAGCAGTACCATTTGTATCTTCATTCAAAGTAAGTGACAACACAGAAGAGTCGCCTGCGTCAACAAAGTTGGCCACATAAATTTTGCTTCGTACCAACGCATCAGTGTCTTTTGAAAAAATAATACGCATTCCGTCGGTTATTGCAACACCGTCAATGATGTACCCAAATTTACCCGACACATTTGAAAATGCGTCCGTGGTCGCTGTGTCAAAAAGGTCAACAGGATTCTTGGCCACTGTACCACTATTGTAAAGTGAAAGTCCTGAGTCAAATTCTATGATTGGTCTTTTTGCTCTGTCGGTCTCGTCCAGCACAGTGGTTGTGCCGTTAACTGTTGATGCTGTCTCGATCACTGACCTATGGAACCATCTGTTATATCTCGACCAAGCGTTCTGGTCGAGGCTGTCTCTCTTGATTGTGATGTAGTCCTTGTCTACCGGCACACCATTTGTGGCGTAACTCTCGGGCGTTGCAAGTTTGCTGACATCTGTCAGGGTAATAGCGTCACCAACACCTTCGACATAGAACTCTTTGTTCTTGTAATCCGATGTGACCTTGCTCGAAGGGAACTTTATCTTCATTCCGTTTGAAAGTGACAAGGTCCTCAACTTGTAATTCTTGGTGCCTATAATGTCATCTTGCACATTTATTGACGAAGTGGTCGCCACTGTACGGATGTGTAGTATTCCATACATGCCGTCATGGCTACCGCATTGGTAATATAAAGTGTCTGGTGCTCCGTCTGGTACGACAAAAGTCACTGTGCCTTTGTCAGCACCGTTGTTTGTGACTCCCGTTGAATACAGCACCGACGTAGAACCGTCTGCACCTATACCATCCTTGCTTGGTTCCGTCATTATGTAAAAAGGATGTCCCTGTGCGTCGACCACAAATTTATATGTGTTGCCACGCCACAGAGTCATGTCTGGATTTCTCTCATTCTCCAGGTGTGGAAAAGAGAACGCTCTGCCCGTAGAACCGTCGTCTGGCAATGCCTCTACCTTGTACTCTACCATTGCTCCTGTGCCCACGGAATCTATCTCGATAGCCGAAGGGCCGCCACTCAGCCAGTAGTACTCCCTATAATTGACCAACTTGTCGTAGTCAATCGCAGGATTCCAAGAATACACAACTTCCTTGTTTAGTCTATCATGATTGCCTACCTTGCCTCCAAAGTATTTGATTTGATTTATGTAGTCGTCATAGGTCCCTGTGAACTTGACTTGGTCCTCAGGGTTGATCGATGTGGTGTCCTTGTCAGTGTAGGTGATTGTTGGTTCCAACTGATACGCGAACCTGTCTCTGCTTGTTGCTGACACGTACCTGTCGTCGATCTGCCTTGTGTATGCGTCTTGTTTGCCTACGAAGCCATCCAATCTTTCTAGCGAACCTTTCTGCACCAACGGATCCAGGGTGCTTGACAGGAATCTCTGGTTCGTGTCTGTCCTGTAGAACGCAGGCAAGTGCTGAACAGTCCTACGAAGTTCTCTCGTGCCTTGTTTTACGACTTCTTGATTTGTTAATGAATTGGTTATCTTGTCAGCCATTAGTATCCTGCCCCACTACTGCCGGTGCTTGAACCCGAGCCTGATGTAGTGGAACCTGACACTGCTGAACCTGTAGTTGTGTTGGTTGTGGCGGTTGATGTGGATGTTACTACTGTGCCTGAAGCCTCCAATTGGTTGGCTCCCAAAGCACTTATGATAGAAACATCATCAACGGTGGCCCCACTGATGAAAATTTCGTCTGCCGCTGAGTTTATCTGGAACAGAGACCCAAAACTCTGTCCTGACTCGTTTGGTACTATCACAACTGTCAACAGGTCTGGCGCCAGTTCATTGTGTATGTAAGCGGCCAGTTCTGTGAAATAGAAAGTGTCACCGAAATCCCAGTTGTCCAATGCGAAGAACTCATTGATTGCGGCTATCACTCTAGTTTTGATCACTGCGTCTGTGACATTTGTGTTTTTGTTTTTTACAACCTTGAAAGTTGCCTGTAATTGTTCGTCGGCACTGGTGCCAAATAACAACTTGTACTTCACAGGATGGTATATGATCTGGTCTGAAAGCGATTTCAAAGGATTAAGCACTCCAGAGTAACTAATTCTCAATGCATCAGTTGTTGAAGGTGTTGGCTTAACTCCACCTTCTTGTAACCAGATTCTGAAAAGATTATCGTAAGTCCTCTCTAGCAAGTACAAGTCAATGATGTTTGATACACTAGGATCTATCCTAGTTTCCTGTCCAGCGTGGTGTTTGTACTGGAAGTCTATCGAACTCCTACCTATCCTAGCATAATAATCCGTGTTAGTTGAAAGCGTGTTTGTGGAACTACTGTATTTCTTGATTACATTCTCGGTATCTGCGTAGAAATAAAACAGTTGTCCGTCTGTGTACGTTGTCGTATTGAGGTTGATGTCTGACTCGTTCGCAGTGACAACAAAGTTTGAAGCCGCATATGGCTTGTATCTTTCTATGCTGTCATAACTGATGTACTTCTGGAAGAAGACAAACTTCGTTGCTACGCTGGTGTCCGGTTCCACGTAAATGTCAAACAGTTCGGGATTGTCCACTACACCGTCGTCGTCACTGTCATAGAATCCAACTTTTATCTTACGGTTGTCCTGGAAGCCGTCGGCCTCTGTGACCGTGTCAGTTACTGTCCATGTCAGAGGATAACCTATTGCATTTCCTGAGGAAACAATCGAATTGGTCTTGAGTATTTTCACTGTGTCTTTGACAGCCTGTCCTGTTGCGTAATCATATATTTTCTCTTCTGTGTCAAAATGAAACTTGTTCTGTGACTCTGATTCAAAAATGTAATCCATTTTACGATAGGTTACTGTGTACGTGTTTCCGTCGTTCGTGAACTTGAACCACCAACTTGCGTCTATATTAGTGCCTGATGTGTTTCCTGCGTTGTTAAGACTGAATACCGAACTAGTGCTGAGGTTGGTGGTAGTGATCACTTTCCAAGTCTCAGAATCAACATCATACCTTAGTCCAAAATCTTCGTATGCCTCTATCCTGTCAAGTAGATTGGTCTCCAGTGCGGTCGAGAATGACGTGGTGAAGTTTGGTATTACAGAATTCAGCACAGCACCATTAGGTATAATATCCGCCAGTGTTATAGGTCCCTTGCCTGTTGAAAGATTTCCCTGGCCACCGTTTGACCCATCGCCCACGACATCTGAAATTTTCGCCCACGCTCTATCTTCTGCGTTGTCGGTGCCTGACGTAACAAGAGATCCGTCAAGGAATTCTCTAGTGTCAGGAGATGTGAATTTGACTAACGCTCCTGGTTTGGCATATTTTAAGTTTGAAGTTGCAGAATCACCTGTGGCCAACGCTCCACCTGATGTGAAATACCCGGTGTTTGTGTTGGTTGATGTTGTGCTTGAGTTCCATGTTGCTGTCAATGAGGTCAGGCTCTTGAATTCATACTTGTCATAGTAGAACTGCCTCGCATATGCTTCCTTAAGTTTTGTTTCCACAGACGTGTCAAGCACGTTCTGTATCTGTGATCTATTTTTAAATGTAAATGTGAAAGTAGGCGTAGTCTCCTCCCTGTAGAGTATGCCGTCCTCTGCAAAAACGCTCACGTTCGAGTAGGCACCTGTTGGATCTAATATTTCTTTGGCCCTGCTTATTCCTGATGCGGCCCTGTTTACTGATCTAACTTTGACTATTTCCTGAGACGCAGATAGAGGCACCACTTGGTAGTCCTCCGCCGTGATCATCCTGTTCTGTGAGTAGTAGACCTGTCCCGCTTTCGTCCTGATCGAGTCGTTGGATTCTGTGGCCGCGGCGTTATACACGCTGGCCTTGAGGCTCATAGTGATTGTAAGTGTCTGCTGTGAACCATTGGCGTCAAGATAGTCTACGTTGACTTGTATATTCTGCATGTCCCTAGGCTGTAAAGCGTACTTGTCATTGTCGCTGATCCTGTAGTAGGTCCTGAAAGATCCAAGTGGCAAGTTTGCAAACGTGCCATCACCAAACACAAGATCTATTGCATCATTGTTCTTTGTTATGACGTTAAAAATATTTCTTTCGTTTTTTGAAAGGGAGTTGTAGACTGCATTGTTTCCTGACAGCGAAGGGACCTTGGTCCAACTTTCCGCTATCTGTCCGAACTGGTCCAACTTGTAAAGCCATACGTCTGTGTCATTGATGTTGCTCACATCAATGCTTCTAACATAATTTGTAATAGCAGAGTCTACTGTGAAATCTGTGAATTGCATCGTGCCTTGTTTGAACAGTAAAAAGAATCCTGTGTTGTTAGATGAATCACCCGATCCGTCTGCCCTGTACACGTAGGTTAGACCTGTGCCTTCGACAGGTGCTGACTCATAAATTGATTCACTGCTGTTTATAGTGGATGGTACCACCTCGAACGATCTGCTAATGCCACCTACTGATTTTGAAAAGTTATACATCGGTAAACCATTCTGGTTCGATGCCAGTGTGTAGACCTCTGTGTCTATGCCGCCTATCTCGCCGGACTCTCTTGGACTACCGAACAACTGTCCTGACTGGTTGGCCGCATTGAGTATGGCAATGAACTGCTCTCTGTAATTGGAGTTCGCTGAGTCATTCCATATGATGGTAGAATTCGCTAGGTTTGTGCCCGATGAGTCATTCACATCTTGTGTGGTTGATACTGCATCAATCTTCAACAGACCTGTTGCAGGTTTGTTACGCTTGGCGTTGTAGTTGATCAGCCTGGCCAACCTTAGAACACTGTTTCTCCTCTCCGCCGTTTCCAGGAAGTTCTCCCTAGCGTTGAGGTCGACCCTGAATGATAGGGCCTGTGCTATGTAGGCTATCAGATCTATCAGTGCAACGTACTCAGAGCTCTCAACGAAATCATTGAAATCATCTGGATAGTTCTCTTGCAAATAGGCCACCATGGTCCTACGCAGTGTCTCGAAGTCGTAACTCTTGAAATCTGCCTGCTGGAAAGCCTGGTAGATCTTACGCCAATCCTCGGCTACTAGTAATCTGTTCTGTCTGTCTGTTGTGGCCATTGTATATACAACGGTATTTATATGTTAGGAAATGTGCGTATATTAAGATAGACGTAACAAGGAGTTCTCGTCAAAGTTGAATCTTAGTTTCTCTGTGATGTTAAGGGGAACAAATGTGATTGTGGCCTGTATGGCTATGCCTTTATCTGCTTCCGATACTAGGATTTCTTCCGTGGCTATACGTGGATCAGCGTTAAGATTTGCAGTCACGTCTTCTACTATTGCTTCTTTTAACTGTTCTGTGAAAGGTTCAAATATTGCATCGTATATGATTGTGCCGAACTCTGGGTTCTCAACACGTTCTCCCTTACGCACTGATAACCTGTTGATTAGATCCTGTTTTGCACACTCAAAATCATAAAGTTTGAAATTTTGTTGGTCGGCCCTAGAGGAAAACCCCTTGAAGGTCACTGACCTATTTGCCAAACCCGAACCGCTTTTGTTGTCTCCGTATGCCATTAATTTAACTTCCTAAATTCAACATCCACTTTGCTGTAATCTACAACATAGTATCCTGTGTCTGTCATTTCTCTTGCCCATGGAACTTCTTGTGCCATGACTCCCACATACCTTCCCGGTATTTTTTTGTATTTAAACGAATAAATGTTAATTCCTCGAGGAGATTTTCCCACGTATTGGATGTCCTCTTTCAGACGCACATCACTAAAACCTTTGAAGAAACTGCCTATTGCAGTTGCGGCTCTGGCCGCCGCTCCTTTGAACGCCGTTGCAACCTGTGTGATCCTGCCGGCCGCTGTGCCACGCAAAGACGGTGGCAGGTTGTTTGCTGAAGATCTTCCTAGAAGTGTGCCTCCTAGTTTGGATGCCACGCTGACAATTTTTCCTGCAACAACCTTGCTGGTTAGTAATTGTGATATGTCACCGGTTTTCAAGTTTTGCACCACGCTCTTAACATTGTAGATTTCGTTGTAACCTGCTGTGAATTTTTCTGACAGTTGCTTCATCTTGACCAAGTTCACATCTAGATTTTTCCCTCTCAGTGATGGTGGAATGTTATTCTCAGAACCAGAAAATAACGACGAGGCCTTGTCCTTGATTGCTTTAGTGTATTCATTTGTTTTTAGGATGTTCTTGCCTATGTCCTTGCCTTTGTTGATTGTATCGATTTTTACATTTTCCACAATCGAGTTCAAGTCGGTGCCTTTGACTTCAATCAATCCCTGTGACTCGAGATATTTCTTCTGGTCCGCAAAGAACTGTAGGTTCCTGATGTACTCGACATCACTCTCCCTATTCTGTTGGGCAAGGTATTCCAATGTGCCTGGGGTCTTGCTGAGTTTTTTCCACTTCACAGGATCTTCCCATTGACTTACTGTCTCTATTATTGCCGACGGTGCCCTAGTGAAAGGTTCGTGTGTGACCAAATTTGGCACTGTGGTCTTTGTCTTCTTCGTGTTGGCCTCTAACACACTTCCTCTTCCCACAGTTAGATTGACATCATTCTGTGACTCGTCAGTGATTATTCCGGCCGCCTGTGGATTCAACCAAGTAGGTCCCCACGACGGACTTGCGCCAACTGAATTAAAGTGTACCTGAGAGCCTGCAAGATCTATTCTTCCCCCGGCGCCATGCAGTTGCGTGCCTGATGTGTATGAAGTAATACCGTCCCTGGCGAAACTCCTCACACTGCCTTTTTCAGAAGTGTTGAACACGCCTTTCTGTCCCATTGTGAGCATGTAACCTTCGGCATTGAGAGCCAGGTCTTGTTCGGCAGTAAACTTTATGCTGTGCTTGGCGTGGAAATTTATGTCACCACCCGAGTGCAGATCGAAGTTTCCGTCTGACCTAAGATTGAATCCATCCTGTGCGTAAATCATAACTTTCCCGTCACTGTTCATCTCTATCCAACTGTTGCCGGAGCCGTTGGCTATGTACACCACCCCGTGTGTGTCGTGCATCAGTAACTGGTGTCCTGACGCTGTCCTTATCCTTGTCAGTTGGTTGTTGCCATTTAGATCTCCGTCGTCCATCACAAAACTGTGTCCTGGATTCCTGTCTGGACGCACCTGGCTTCCGTTTATACCTATGTTCAATTTCCTAGAATCTGGACGCACCCTGCCCGGAGTGTTCAATCCAAAAACCTGGCTTGGAGATTCCCTCTTGGCCGAACTTGACGTTGTACCCCTGATGTCGTCCTGTATGAGACCCTGCTCTAAAAGTTGTTCTGCCAATACGTCATTGACAGGATAACGGAATTGGTTGGCTGATTCTATCGTGGAAGCATTGTCAATCATCCTACGGTTCTTCTCGCCCACTGGCAGAAAGTCCGTGCCGTAGTTGGTCTGTCCTGACCTTGCCCTCTCCCTGGCGTCAAGCCTGTCAGCGGCCTGCTCTGTGAATTTTGATGCGCCATAGCCCGGCACCTGTTGGTTCGTCAGTGGCTGTTGCACACAACCTATCCAGAACGCACTCTTCTTCTCGGTCTCGCCCTTGGCGAATATCACCAAAACCTCTGTGTCTATGTCGGGTGGTATTGCCCAGAATCCATAACTGTGTTGGGTGGCCTTGTAGTCATTGGGATCGGACTTGCTGGTGGCGTTGATGCTCTTGGCACCATAAAAGGGTGACAGATACTGGCACCACACTATGTTGTCAACCGTTGGATTGGCCGTGTTCGTGAGGGCGGGAATGTTCACTCCCAACCTACCCATTCTCAGCGGATCTGTCGTGGCCTTGACCACCCCCACGTATGGACCCGGATCGCTGTCTATGTACTTCTCGTTGATGTTCTTCTGGTTGTCAAAAGAATCTGTGAATCCACGTTGATCTATGTATGCCATTACCTACTGTCCTCTACTTCCCCTAGGATTGGATGATCCCGGGCCTGTCTTTTTAATTACCTCGTTGATCAGTTCACTTTTTTTAAATCTGCTGTTCTCGAAATTCTTGAAACGTTCCTTTAAACCTTTGGCTGTGTTGAAGCCATCTGTCTTTTTGTTATCAATGGAGAAATCCCTGTCGGCCGCCTTCTGTAGTATGGCCGGTGCTCCCTCGCCCTGTTGGTTGTTCATACGCACACAGGTCAGTGTCTGCAGGAACTGACCGTTGTCGAACTTGCTCTCTACCTTGACAACCTGGTATATGCCGTTGAAGAACAGGTCCTCGTCCCTGTATGTTGCGGCCTTGCTGAACATCAGTCCGTCCTTGTCCGATATGTCGTCCGGTATCCTGTACCTGATCAACACCAGTGGACTGACCTGGTCCGCGTTGAAACTCTCCAGTTCGCTGTCATAGTCAGACCTAGATCTTGGTTTGTTGTTTCCGTCTTTATCTAGGGGCACGTAGATGTCCTGGCAGATGTATGCGGGATCTCCCAGTATGTCCATCTCCACACGTATCATATCTGCCTCTGGGTTCGTGAGGTAGTCAAAGAACTCCTGGGCACGTTGTCCTTCGCCCGATACCGTTCCTCCCAGTGCGCTCCTGTTCTTGAGGTTGGATGGATACTGTCTTATCTGCTTGGTGGGTTCTGGATAGGTTTCCGCACCAAAAACCTTCTGCCACGCATCTGACACTGTAGCAAATATACCTTCATTTGCCTTGGCGTCAAACACGTTACGCATGTAATATGCACTTTTGTAGTTGATCCTGAGGTTCTGCACGTCCACGTTCTCTCCTGTGTAGATGTAGTTGTATTCCTTCCTGACCAACCTGCTGAAATCCAGACGCTTGATGGCCACGCCCGGTTTGATCAGTTTCAGGATGTGCACCTTGTATGGCATGGCCCTGAATATCACTTTCTTCTTGTGCATCTTTGTTATGTTGTCGAACTTGTCGGTGTCAGTCTGTACCGTGGCCTTTATCTTGAACCAGTCCACGTATTGGTTATCCAGTAAAACTTTCGAAAAGTCCTCTGCATTCACTATCTTGTTGATCTGCTTGTCTGTCAACTTCTCGCCTCCCTTTATCACGTTGGCACGTTCCAGGTAGGTCACCCAGAAGTCGTTTGCAAGCCGCTGGTAGCCATAGGCCTCCCTGATTGCGTCCTCGAAGAACTTGACCAGGCTCGTGGTTGTTTCCGCCTTGCCGTTGGCTAACTTGATCTTTGGTGGTGGTGTCTCGAGATCTGTGCTCAGCCCGGAGTAATCATCGTCGGCCGCGTTGAACACCGACTTGACTGTTTCCTTGTAGGCGCCGGCCACACGCTTGACCTCTTCATCTATAATAAACTCGTATTCATCATCTAGTTCACGCAGGTTGGCCTTCCTCTCCTTCTCCATCTGCTCTTTGAGTTTATTTTTGACCTGTACTACCCATTCCTGTGGGTAACTGATGGCGTCCACGTTTATGGTTGTCCTCGGAAACTTGAACCTGTCATCGAATGCCATGTCTGTGTAAGGCACTGCTGTAATGCTGTACTGCGCTCCGCCCTCGTTAACGTCAAAGTCCACACGCACTATCAATATCGGGATCTTGCGTTCTGGCACGATGGTGGCAGAAGGATCACCGTTCTCGTTGAATCCCTTGAACCTGATGGTCAGCAATAACGGTGCGTCCTGGTAGTCCTTGAAGCCATTCAACGCCGTCGCGGCACGCACCTTCTCTATGAAAGTGACACCATAGGGCTCGTGGATCTGGAACTCCATCTTGGTGAAGTTTGCCAGATTACGTTCCGCGTTAGGACCCACCGTTGACAATATGTTGATGTTCTCAAAGAACACGTCATGGCTACGTTGCAGTATGGCAATGCTGTCCTGGTAGTCTTCAACAAACTTGTTGTACCTTGACTGAACTATCCTGTCTATCTGATCGTTGTCGCCTGTCTTCCTGGCCATTTTATCACCGGTAATGTTGGCGTCAACTATTCCGCCTGTCCGTGCAACTATATCGTGTTCTCTGTACCCCGTGCTAAGGAACGATTGGTCACGTATCTCTTTCTCTGATATGCCACTGAGTGTGAAGTTGGTCATGTAAGAAGCGAATCCGTGCAATATGTTTGGCTTCAGGAACGGTCGTTGCGTCTTCTTGCTTTTCCCCAGTATGTTATCTTCGTAAAATGACATGCGCTACACTCCCAGGTCTTGTGAGATGTTGGCCGGTTTCGGCAACTGTATTGTCACTCCTGGTTTGAAGTCGTAGATGGGGTCCTCTATTTCATTTGGATTACGCTGTGCGAACACCCACCATAGCCTTGGTGTGCCGTAAAGGTCATATGCCAACAGGTCTGGCCTGTATGCATATGTTCTTTCTATTGTGTAAGTTTGGTCATCGTCCTCGGCGGTAATCGGTCTTGGCACGAAGGTCTCTAGATTGATCTCGTTCTGTGGTGTGGCAAAGTATGGTGATGTTGCTGAGTACTTGGCCATTAGATGAATCCTACCTCATTGTCGCCTTTGCCGTTAAGTTCTCCCCTGACGAATCTTCTCATTGAGAAGTTTTTGATTGACTCCCTAGAATATATAGGTGTGATCAACACTGAAATGTTTGAAAGTGTTGGCGCCCAGGTCTGGTCTTCTCCCTCGGCGTTCATGAAGAATCCTGCATCTGCCCCAGACAACTGCCTGTATGGAGTGTTGGTTTGTTTGGTCGAGATGTAGTCTATGCCTTGTCTTAGTTCTATGTTGAAAGAGTTTACCACTACCGGCACCTTGTTGAACATGTGATCGCCGTATCCAGAAAAGTGTAGTATCGGTGGCGGATTGCCTTTCAAACCATCTATAGAGTCAGCACCGAAAAACATCTTGGTCGCTGTCCTCAGGAAATTCACTGTTGCAACCCAATGCTTCGCGTCTTCTGAATTCTGTACCGGGAACTCTCCCAACACGTTGAATGAATCCACTGACGAATTCTGGTATGCCTGGAATGGATAATTGCTGTGTGTCTGCGACAGAGCGTTGTAGTTGGCCGAGTGCTGTATTTGGCACAGTGGGGTCAACGGCCAAAAAATTCCACGGGTTTCGGCCAACGGTTCCAACAGTTTGTTATTGTCAAAATCAAAAAATTTCTGTAGTGGAGAGTTTTGTGGCACTTGCAGTCGCACCCTCCAATCGGTGGTGTCGTTCCTGCCTGACCATTTGGCTCGTGCCTGTGTGAGTCTTGAGTCCGTGGAAATACCAGCACCCGTTAACCTGTTCAAAGTTCTGTTGAAGAACCCGGATGCCACGTTCTTTATAATTCCGCCCAGTGTCGCCATACAATTTAGGTTGCTTTCCTTTGTAAAATTTCGTATACTTTAACTATATTTATAGGCACAATTCTAGGCGCACTTAATTAACCGTACGGCAAGATTCAACAGACCTGTTTGTGGTCACTCCAAGAAAAATAAAGGATAATTATGAAACGAGTGAAATACCTAAACAACCGAGATCTGTTGGCACAGATACACGCCAGCAAGAACACCTATTGTTCGTACGTCAGTCCCGAGGACGCACAGTACGACATCATCGTGCCCAACCTCAAGAAGATCAACATCAGGACCATAGCAGAGGCCAAGAAAGCACGTGCCAAGCGTCTCACACAGGAAGCGTGGGAACAGGCCAAGGACGCAGGCTTGAAGAAAATAAAATTACTGGACTACACGGTTTCGCCTAGGAAGATCGACAAGACGGACCTAGTTTTCCGCGTCATGATGTTTGACCACATTCCGATGGACGACACAAGAAAAAAGAATCCCAAGCAGGTCTCAGATCACCACACCAAAGTGAACTTCCCACCGTTCCAACACTACAGATTGGACAAGAAGGGCAAACCGGTGTGCGTGGGCAAATCACACTGGGTGGGCGGAATGAGTAACGGCTACTTCTCTGCGGACCATGGCAAGATGACCAACCAACTGGCGCTGATGTACATGAAGTTGTGTGAACGTTATGGAACGAGAGCCAACTGGAGAGGTTACACATACAATGACGAGATGCAGTCACAGGCCTTGATGCAACTGTCACAGATCGGTTTGCAGTTCGACGAATCAAAATCGGACAACCCCTTCGCGTACTACACGGCCGCAATAACCAACTCATTCACGAGGATATTGAACATAGAGAAGAAAAATCAAGCAATAAGAGACGACTTGCTAGAGTTCAACGGAATGATGCCTAGTTTCACAAGGCAGAACGAGAACGAGACAACCGGTCCTTCATACCAAAAAAAAATGAAGACAGCACACGGTGAGGCAAAGATCGTGAACAAAACAGGAATCAAACAACTGAACAAAGTATTAAAGAAAAAAGGCAAATTAGATTCAGATGATTTCGGTGAAGTAAACTACAAAAAAGTTGACATGACCAATCACAAACCAATCGTAAAGAAGAAATGGTAACATATGTTTTTTAAGAAAGTCGCTTGTTTCACAGACATACACTTTGGCCTCAAGGGCAACAGCCGTGTACACAATGACGACTGTGAGGAATTCGTGTACTGGTTCATAGAACAGGCCAAGGCACACGGTTGCGAGACCTGTATTTTCCTGGGCGATTGGCACCACCATAGATCGGCAACCAATGTGAGCACAATGAACTACACAGTGTCCAACATGGAACGACTGGGTCGGGCATTTGAAAAAGTCTATGTGATAATGGGCAACCACGATCTGTATTACAGAGACAAGAGAGAAATCAATTCAATGGAGTACATAAGGAACATACCAAACATACACATCGTCAACGAATGGATAGTGGAGGATGACGTGGCCATAATCCCATGGGTGGTAGGTGATGAATGGAAAGTGATAGAAAAGATGAAACAGAAGTACGTGTTTGGACACTTCGAACTGCCGTACTTCAAGATGAACGCAATGGTGGAGATGCCGGACACGGGTACGATACAGGCGGATCACTTCGCTGGCTGTGGCAAGGTATTCTCAGGTCACTTCCACAAGAGACAGTACATGAAGAACGTCACATATATGGGCAACGCCTTCCCACACAACTACGCAGACGCCGGAGACGACGAACGCGGAATGATGGTGCTGGAGTACGGAAGTGAACCAAAGTTCATAAACTGGCCTGACATGCCGAGGTACAGAACAATAAGGATAAGCGAACTACTACAAGATCCAGAAAAACATCTCAAACCAAAGATGTACGTGAGGGTCACATTGGACATAAAAATATCATACGAAGAGGCCAACTTCATACGTGAGACCTTCATGGACAAATACGGATTGAGAGAACTGCAACTTATACCTGAACAGATCGACCAGGCGCAACAGCCAATGGTGGAGGTACAGAAGTTTGACAGCGTGGACCAGATAGTGATCAAGCAACTGCAAGGTGTTGATTCAGAAGTCTATGACAAGAAAATATTAACAGCAATTTACAACGATCTAGATGTCGAGAATTAGTAAAAAGAAACTGATAAAAGCACTGAAGGGTGAATACGAAGAAAAGATGACAAAGTCTCAGATATTTGACATGTTCAAAAACCCGCCCACACAGGAAGAGTGGTTGAGAGGCTACAACGAATGGAAAAGGAAACAACTTGCTAACGATTAAAGAACTTACAGTAAAAAACTTCATGAGCGTGGGCAACCAGGCACAGGCCATAAACTTCTCCAACAAAAGCCTTGTGTTGGTGATAGGTGAGAACATGGACCTAGGAGGCGATGACGCAGGTGCAAGAAACGGAACAGGTAAGACCACAATCATAAACGCATTGTCATATGTGTTCTACGGTGAGGCACTCACAAACATCAGGAGAGACAATCTCGTGAACAAGACCAACGAGAAAGGCATGATGGTAAGTGTGAAGTTCATAAAGAACAACATCACATACACAATAGAGCGTGGACGTAAACCACAGATATTCAGATTCTACGCCAACGACATAGAACAGAAGACAGACGCAAACGAGGCACAAGGTGAGAACAGGGAGACGCAGGTGGAGATCAACAAACTGCTGGGCATGACCCATGCCATGTTCAAAAACATAGTGGCCTTGAACACATACACGCAACCGTTCCTGTCAACAAAACAGGCAGAGCAACGTGAGATAATCGAGCAACTGTTGGGAATAACACTGCTGTCACAAAAGGCGGATTTACTCAAAGAAAAACAAAAGTCAACAAAACAACTGCTGACTGAAGAAAAACTGAAACTGGATGCCATGAATGCGTCCAACGAAAAGATACAGGAATCCATAGAAAGCCTGAAGATAAGATCAAACGCTTGGATCAAACAGAAGGAAGAGGACATAGCAAACTTCCGAGATGCGATAGCGGAACTTGAAAAGGTGGACATAAAAGCAGAACTGGAAGCACACAAGAAACTGCAACAACACAACGAGATGCAGACAGCACTGCGTGGACTAGAGAAAGAAAAAGCATATCACGAACACAGCCTCACAAAGGCGGAAAACAATGTTGAGAAGACAAAAACAGACCTACAGTTCGCAGAACAACAGAAGTGTCCTACTTGTGAACAGGAACTGCACGACGACAAGCACACACACCTGCAGGACAAACTGAAGACACAACTGACAGAATCAACAGACTACGCAAATCAACTCAAGGACGATCTTGCAAAAATACAACAGGGCATAGACGAGATCGGAGACCTAGGGCAGATACCAGACACCTACTATGACACCATAGATGAGGCATACAACCACAAGGGATCACTACAGGATTTGAAGAGACAGTTAGAGAGGACAGAGAAACAGGAAAACACATACGCCGAGCAGATAGAGGAACTAGAGAAGAAAGCCATACAGAAGATAGACTACGAGAAGGCCAACGAACTGGAGGACCTACACAGGCACCAGGACTTCCTGTACAAATTATTGACTGCAAAAGACAGTTTCATAAGAACAAGGATCATAGAACAAAACTTGACTTACCTGAATCAACGTCTAGCATTCTTCCTCGGTAAAGTCAAACTGCCACACACGGTCACATTCCAGCCAGACCTTAGTGTGCGTATCGAGGAACTGGGCAGGGAGTTGGACTTCGACAACCTGTCGAGGGGAGAGCGAAACAGGTTGATACTCAGCATGAGCTGGGCGTTCAGAGACGTGTGGGAAAGTTTATATCAACAGATCAACTTGCTGTTCATAGATGAACTTGTGGATGCTGGCATGGACATATCGGGTGTAGAGAGCTCAATGGCTGTGCTCAAGGACATGTCGAGGACACAGAAGAAGAACATATTCCTGATCTCACACAAGGACGAACTGGTAAGCAGGGTGAACTCGGTGCTGAAGGTCGTCAAGGAAAACGGATTCACAAACTACGCCAACGACGTAGACATAATCGTTTAAATCCTGTTAAGAATATTCGCAACACCTATAGGTTTTCCATTTTTCTTGGCAACGTGTATAAAGTCGGCCTGCTCTAGGTCAAGTTCATGGCAGATTTGCTTGTAGTGATCCTCATGGTTATCCCAGGCGTGATCTATATGTATGTTATCCATTACGAAATTGGCACAGTTAATAGTGTTGAGATTAACCCACCCGCTGGCGTTACGCACAGTAATACTGTCTATGGTTTTCTGTCTTGAAAATCTTATACCAAATTTGTTCCACTGGAATCCTGTCTTTGTCAAACTGAATCCTACGGTCTTGATGTTAGGATGGCTGACATCTAATTGCATTCCGTTTGACGCTGTATACCAAGCGGCATCAAGGTGTATGTTAATATTTTTTGTTTCACACTCTTTCAAGAAATCTTTCCAATCGGGCCTATTGTTGCCATGGTACCAGTTTGGCAATGAAACTATCACAGGAACGTTCTCCTCCAACTCGCCAACAGAGTTTTCCGTTTTACCAAGTAATTTGTAGTAGGAGTAATCGTTTTTGATGATCTGATATTTCTTCTCTTTCATTAGAAAGTTGTCAATGTAATCGGTACAACCATATATCACATCCAACTTGGGAAAATTTTCAATACCGTATACGGAATTCCGTTTGCTCGACAACAACCATTCCGCCGCCTTTTCGGTCACATTTGTGAGGGTGGCGTCGCCCGCGTAGTCACTGTGTAACCAGTCATGTTTCACTTGCCTGATCTTCGTGTCTTCTATATGTATCAACTTATCTGTAAGAAGATCCTCACGAATATCTAACATAAAGGCTTTTCCTTCCGTTCTTTGACAGGCGAGGAACTCCATGGAGGCTCTTGTCGTTGTTCACTAACGCATAGCCAAAGTTTCTCTTGAATTCAAAAGTGTGCAACTTGTTCTCTTCTTCATCGTAAAGACAGGTACCCTGGTTGTCGTCACTGAGGTATATTTGCACGTGCAACTTGATAATGTGATTGTCCCTGTGCGGCTCGCTGACATATCCTTCTCCGTCCACCCAGTAGTCCGCGGAGTCAAACTTGAGATCCATTCCAAATTTCTTACCCAGCGCCTCGGTGATCTTGCTGTTCATGAAAAAAATCCGTATCTTTTTCATTTCCTCATTTTGTTGTGCAAGGCTGACACGGTTGAGATGCTCTTGTCCTGTGACTTTTACATAATCAGACTCTTCTAAAACCTGTAGATTAAAATTTTCGCCAAAGAAATTTTCATATTGCTGAAATATTTTACCATCTAAATTTACCAAAGGTGCTTTTTCTATTGACCAAACCACTTCTTGTGTGCTTAAATTAAACATATGTTAATTAATTATATCGTACGAAAATAGGAAGGAAAAAACATATGTCAAATGAAACACATGAACAGATCATGACAGAGATACAAACTTACTCAGAAGAGAATGGTAAGTTCGTAGACAAAGGTGTCAAGGCTTCTGCCACTAGGGCTAGAAAGGCACTTGCCAACCTTGCTAAATTGATCAAAGCAAGAAGAAAAGAGATTCAAGAAGTTAAGAACGCGGCGAAAACCCAAGCGTAATTTTTTGGATTTGCAAAACCAATACACCCCCGGCTTTCCAAGTTGGGGGTTTTTTATTTCCTGATTATTCCCTTACCGTGAACACGGACGCGGATGTGTCCGTTGTAGTAGTCATTAGATTCTAGCACCTTGCGGGCGAACTGCTCCCTGGCCTCGATGTACGACAGTTCCGCCTTGGAGTAGCAGTAGAACAGTATCTCCCGTTGGAACTTGTCCTTGCCCAGTTTTAGTATATCCGCGGTCAGCTCGTCACTGCTTCCGTAGTAGTCGCGCCAATCAGAATCCACCTTGTACCTACGCTTGTTCTTCCTGCCCTTCAGTGGTGGTCGGCTTCGCTTGAACCTGGCCAACTTCTTGCCGATGTACATCCTGCCGTTCTCCAGATTGGTAATTTGGTAGACGAATCCCACCACATCATCTGGTAGTTGATCAACTGTCTTTTGTCCGTAAATCCACATTGACAATATTTAAAGCCAAAAAGATTGACCTTGAAATAAAACTAGTATAAACAAGTGCGATAGGCAAACTACAATTTCTTAAAAATTTCCAATAGGCAAACATAGCATCGCAACCAGTGAGCAAGGAAATGCGGCTAACAAGCGACAGGTGAATCCTTAGATGCACACGGCAAAAAATGATGAGGCTCTTAGAAAAAGTTAATCCTCAGGTTTACCAAGAACTATTATACAAGGGTTTGGTAGGCTCGCGTTGTAATGAATGAGCAAATGGGTACAGCACAACCGCCCAACTACGGTAGCGATGTATAGTGACTGCGAACTCACCACAGGGTTCAAGTCGGTTCGGCTAGAA